CTGATAAAGGAGAAGAGACTTTTATAAAACTTATAGGGAAAAGGGTAATTGTTAAATGAAAACCAAACTGATTAACGCAAACTTTAAGAAAGATTATGTAGATTCACTTTTGAAGGCTCGTGGTATTGAAAATCCAGAAGATTATTACAGTCCTGGCAGAGAGTTTCTACAGCCTCCCACCGATTTAGAAAACATAGAACGAGGCGCCAACCTGCTTATGGGAGTGCTTGCACTGGATGAGAAGATTTTGATTGTTGTTGACTCTGATAATGATGGCTTTACTTCTGCCACTATCATGTATAATTATCTGAAGGATTTAATGCCTGATTGTAAGATTGATTATATTTTACATGAAGGTAAACAGCATGGCTTGCAAGACCATATTAAGAATTTAACAGAAGGCGGAGAACATTACGGATTAATCATTCTACCCGACTCTTCTAGTAATGATTATGTTTATCATGAACAATTGAGTGATTTGGGCACTTCTGTTTTAGTTCTTGACCATCACATTACAGATACAGAGTTAAGCGAAAATGCTGTAGTTATTAACAATCAGCTTTCTCCTCGATATAAGAATAAGGAGCTAACAGGTGCAGGAGTTGTATATCAGTTCTGCCGCTATCTTGATTGGTATTTTAAGTCTGATAACACTAATGCTGACAAGTATATGGATTTAGCGGCCTGGGGTATTATTGGTGATATGGGGTCCATGCTTGAACTGGAAAATCGCTATATTGTAAAAGAGGGTTTAAAAAATATCAATAACAAGTTGCTGTGGGCGCTAATGGAAAAACAAGGATATTCTATTACCGGAGCAATGGCACCATCTAAACAGCAATTAATTGATGCCATGAATCCTATCAGTGTAGCATTTTATATTGTTCCTCTTGTTAATGCGATGATTCGTGTTGGCACTATGGAAGAAAAGAAGAGATTGTTTGAAGCTTTTCTTGACGGAGATAAAATGATACCTAGCGGCAAGCGTGGCGCGAAGGGAACTATGGAAAAGGCTGGAGTGGAAGCTGCTCGTGAATGTGGTAATGCACGCAATCGCCAAAATAAATCTCTTGAAGTGGCCATGGATAAAACAGAGATTAAAATTCATAAATATGACCTATTAGAAAATCGAGTTTTGTTTGTGCGTCTGGATGAGGATGACAGTTTTCCATCAGAGCTAAATGGTTTATTAGCAATGAAGTTGAGCGCAAAATTCAAGCGTCCTACCATTGTTGCAAGATTGAATGACAAAGGCTTTAATCGTGGTTCTATGCGTGGATTAAATCAGAGTGAATTGGTATCTTTTAAAGACTTCTTGACTGAAAGTGGAATGTTCGAATATGTTCAAGGCCATGATAATGCAGCTGGTTGTTCTATTCCAAATACTCATCTCGCTAAGTTCCACAGCTGGGCTAATGAAGCGCTTAAATCTATTGATTTTGGTGAGAATTGCTACGATGTAAATTTTGAGCGTATCGCCGCTGATGCTGATTTAGCTGATATAATTTGTGATATCGGTAATCATAATGGTATTTGGGGACAAAATAATTCAGAACCTTTAATTCATGTTACTGATATAAATATAACTGCAAATGATGTTTAGGTCATGGGTAAAAACAAAGACACAGTTAAATTTGAAAAGTTTGGAATTGCCTATATGAAATTCCATGCTAAGGATTTGATTGAAGAGCTGAATAAATACCCATCCATGAAAATTGAAATTGTTGGTCGCGCTAATTTAAATGAATGGGGCGGCCGAGTGACCCCTCAGATTTTTATTGAAGATATTGAGGTGAAGGATAATGCACTTGGATTCTGATGATATTTGCACTTTTACTGTTAAACAAGCGTATATAAATCAAGAATTATTATTCAAATTATTGTATGCCATTACAGACCCAGATGGTTTTGAATATAATACCACTATTTTCCAAATGGCGGTGAGTGAATGATAGTATCCTCAAGAATATTGAAGGCTAAAGAAAATATGTAGAATATTCCTCAAATAAAACCAGTAGATCCATATCCTATAATTCCTCTTTATGCAGATAAAGATGGGCTATGGTATTTCTATACGATTTGGCATTTAGAACAATTGACGAGGCTATAAGATAAATGATAAAAATTTTGATTTTAACTGATAGAATGGCTCTATGGCGAGACCTTATCATAAAAATTATGCACGTAGACAGAGTGTGCGTCCGCAAAGATTCAATAATAATATCTAATAAAATGTTTTATTTTTTAATTAGAAATAGCTTGAGAGAAAGCGAACGTGGTGCGGCTTACGCTCATTGTATTTTAGATAAAGATATAGACGAAGAAACATTATATAGAGTTTTAATGCCATCTATTAAACAAACAATTAGTCGTTACGGATTGCGCTCTATGTTTGAGAATTGACAAAATTGTAAATTTATGGTATAATATTTATAGAAAATGGATGAAACTTTTAGAGTTTTTATCATTTTATACTACTTATAAATAGAACAAAGTGATAAGGTGATAAAATGTTTATTTATAAAGCAGTCAGTAAAACCACTGGAAAAGTTTATATCGGTCAAACCACACAAACTTTACAAGAAAGAATTAATCAACATAATTCTCATGCTTACGGACATCAATATAACTATCATTTTCATAATGCCATTCGTAAATATGGCTCTGAAGATTTTACTTATGAAATAATTGAAGATGATATTAAAACAATAGAAGTATTGAATGAACGTGAAAAATATTGGATTGCTTATTATAATTCTTATTATGACGGATATAATTCCACCTTGGGCGGAGAGGGTTGTGTGCGTCGTGATGATGAAATGATAGTTAAACTTTTTAAAGAGGGATATACTACTCAAGAAATATGCGAAATAACTGGCTATAATAGACAAACAATTTATAGAAGTTATAGTATTAATGGACTAACCGAAGATAATAACAAAAGAAAGGCCGAACTAAATAGAGAAAGATGTTCTCGCACAGTAGACCAATACTCATTAGATGGAAAATATATTAAAACTTGGCCATCAGCAACGGAATGCGGGAAAAACTTGGGAAATCAAGGACTTATAAGTGCAATATGCCGTCAAGAGAAAAGCATATTAAGTGCTTACGGTTTTTTGTTTAAATATACCGATGACCCACGTGATATTTCAGAGTGGGTTGTACGACTTAAAAATAAAAAAGATGCTGGAAGACCAAAAAAAGAAATAGAACAATATGACAGTGATAACAACCTTATTTGCACCTATGATTCTGCGTCTGCAGCGGCGACAGCTTTGGGCAAAAAGGATAAATCAAACATCTGCGCTGCGGCGCGAAAAGGAGTAAAAGCTTATGGATATTATTGGAGATACAAATAAAACTCTTGGCTTCCCCGGGAGCGTCCATAACCACACGGACTACTCAAACTTGAGGCTTAGAGACGCGATTATTAAAACAGAAGACTTACTATGGTATGCCGCGGAATTAGGACACGAAGTAGTTGGTATTACCGAGCATGAATCATTAAGTAACCATGTTAAGGCTGAAAAAATTTATAGGGAAGTAAAAAAGAAATACCCTAACTTCAAATTAATTCGCGGTAATGAAATCTATCTTTGTAGAAATGGATTAAATGCTAACAACTTTAATCGTGAATATGATAAATACTATCATTGCGTTCTCCTTGCTAAGGATGCAGTCGGTCATAAGCAAATTCGTGAGATTTCTACCAGAGCTTGGCATCGTAGTTATATGGCGCGAGGTATGCGTAGAGTCCCTACTTATTACCAAGATTTAATTGATGTCATTGGCGAAAACCGAGGTCATGTTATTGGAACTACTGCTTGTCTTGGTGGCGCGCTTCCTACCCAGCTTCTTAAATATAGAGAATCTGGTAGCCAAGAACTGTATGAAAGAATCATCGCTTGGTGTGAGCAGATGGAGTGGATTTTCGGACCCGGTAATTTTTATCTGGAACTTCAGCCTGCGGCAAATCGTGACCAGCGTTATGTTAATAGAGCGCTAATTGATATTGCGAACACTTATCATTTTCCTTATATCATTACAACTGATAGTCATTATTTGAAGAAAGAAGATAAGCCCATCCACAAAGCATATCTGAACTCTCAGAATGGTGACCGAGAAGTCGATGACTTCTATGCAACTACTTATATGATGAATACCGAAGAGCTTGAATCCTTCATGGGTTTAACCAGAGAAGAATTAACCGAAGCATATAACAATATTCATCATATTAAAGAAATGTGTGAAGATTATAGTTTGATGAAGCCCCTAAAGATTCCCCAACTTCCTTGGAGCGAACCTTTTGGTGCGCCCGCGCCTTATAAGTGGTTTGATAAGATTCCTTATATGAGAACCTTTATGGAATCTGATTATGTAGGTGATCATCATTTGTGTGATGCTATTTCTTTGGCTCTTTCTAAAGACGAGAAGTTGCAAACTCAAGAAATCTATGACGCAATCAATGAATGTCTTGAAATGACTTGGATTTCTTCTGAAGTCAACAAAACTCATTGGTCTGCATATTATCTAAATCTGCAAAAGATTATTGAGGAGTGTTGGAATGCGGGAACTCTTGTAGGTTGTGGCCGTGGTTCCGGTGTTGGTTTTATTCTCCTGTATCTTCTGGGTATCACTCAAATTAACCCTCAATGGGAAACGACAAAAACATTTGCCTGGAGATTAACCCGAAAAGGGTCAAAGGTCTCCTATCTATGGTGACATAGATACAAAAAACTCCGTGAACGCAAGTCAAAGCGGTGTGCGCGCAAGCGTGCTAACGGTGAAGACTTAAAACTATAGAGTTAATACCGTGCCAAGTTTACTTATAATTGGAGAGCCAAGAGTAAGTAAAAAGGTGTATCGACTATTCCGAAAGGAAGTAGGGTGGATAATTGTCACCACTCGAAGCGCGGAGGCTCTCATAATATAATAGAGGTGAATATTATGGGATATATTTATAAAATCACTAATACTTTAAATGGTAAGGTTTATATAGGTCAAACGGTAAAAAGTTTATAGAAACGTTTTACTTAGCATAAAAATAATAGCAATAAATCTTATTTTTCTCAAATAGTGCTTTATAAAGCATTTAATAAATATGGTATTGAAAACTTTACTTTTGAAGAAATTGAACAAGTTGACAACTCTATTTTAGATGAAAGAGAAAAATATTGGATTGAATATTATGATAGCTATTTTAATGGTTATAATTCAACTTTGGGCGGTCGCGCTACTTAGCTATATAATTGGGATGTTGATGATATTATCGAAAGATATCATATTCTAAAATCAGCTCGCGCAGTGGCTAAAGAAATTGGCTGTGACCATTCTACTATTGACCATATCTTAAATGCAAATGGAGTTAAAAGATATACTCCTGCGCAGCAATAGTCAAAACCGATAGTTTTTAAAAAAGATGAAATAGAACATCATTTTGAAACTACAACGGAAGCGGCGCAATGGTTAATAGATAATAAAATAACCAAAATGACCAATAGAACTACTGTTCGACAAGAAATTACAAGTCGAATTAGAAACAATAAAAAGTATTTCGGTTTTGAAGTATATTATGAGAGTAAGAGATAGTCAGCGCCACCAGTGATGGTGGAATAACGTGTTTTGAATCCTGCTCGTGTGTCTGTTCTTGATGTTGACGTTGATATTGAGGGCGGCCGGCGTAAGCAGGTTCTGGACCACTTAAGAAAGGTTTATGGAGAAGATAGAGTCGCTAACGTTGCAACCTTTGGTACTGAAAAATCTAAGTCCGCGGTTTTGACTGCTTGTCGTGGTTTGGGTATTGATGTTGATATTGCACAGTATCTAGCTTCTATGATTGCTTCTGACCGTGGTATGCTGAGAACTCTCGACCAGACATTCTATGGTGATGAAGAAAATGACTTCGCGCCAAATAAGCAGTTTGTGTATGAAATGACAGAAAACTATCCCGAAGTTTGGCAGGTTGCAAAAAAGATTGAGGGTCTAGTTTGTCGCTTGGGTGAGCACGCAGGTGGCGTTATCTTTGTTGATGAGGACTTTGAAAATTCCACCGCTTTGATGCGCGCACCTAATGGTGATATCATGACTCAGTTTGATCTGCACGACTGTGAAGATTGTTCTCTGATTAAGTACGACTTACTTTCTGTTGAAGCAATGGATAAAATTCATATTTGTCTTGATTTGCTTTGCGAACAGAATTATATTGAAAAGAAAGAAACTTTGAGAGACACTTATGAAAGTGTTATCGGTATTTATAATTTGGTGCGTGAAGCACCTCAGATGTGGCAGATGGTTTGGAACCATGAGA